GCGGCAAACTTTGCCACGCTGACAGAACGGGAGATTGCCGAAGCGGAACAGGTAACAACCATCAACGTTAAAACCGGAGAGGTGGAATCATGAGCGAACCAAAATTTGGTGAAAAACTTTACAAGCACAACGGACTGATCACGATTCTGCAAATAAGCGCAGCTACACCAGGCTGGTGGGTTGAAACAGACGAAGGATCCTCACCCGTGGCATCATGGGCGCTTTGTGTGCTTAGTTACCCTGACCGCGATGTGTATCAGGATATTCTGCCTGTGATATCCACTGACAAAGGCATGAAACCCGTAGACATCAAAAACATGGGTTTTCAGTGCGTAATGCTCACTGAAAAAATGATGGAAGAGATGAAAAAGAACAACGCCGGATCGCTTCACTGAGGTGGCAATATGACAGCACAAATTGCAGCTTACGGGCGCCTGGTGGACGACCCGCTGGTAAAACAGAGCAGCAAGGGCACACCGATGACTCTGGCGCGTATGGCGGTATCGTTGCCATGCAGCCAGGCACATGACGGACAGGCGACGTTATGGTTATCGGTTATCGCATTTGGCAAACAGGCCGATTTCCTGGCTAAACATCAAAAAGGCGATGTTGCCAGCGTATCCGGCACGATGCAGGTAAGCCAGTGGACCGGACAGAACGGGGAAACACGGCAGGGGTATCAGGTTATTGCAGACAGCGTAATCAGTGCCCGTGCGGCACGTCCTGGCGGGAACAGACGCAAAACCACAGGCACACAGGGTAATCAGCCACCAGCGGGAGACGATGACCCCTACGGTGATGATATTCCGTTCTGAGGGGGTGACGATGGTACATGACCGCATAGCGGAGGAACTCGAGGCAAAAGGCTTTTACCGGAGGGCGTCGGCGCGATGGGGTGAAGTCATGCTGCTGGTGGAGACAGACAAGGAACGGCATCAGGTTACGATGCGACGGCTGGAATGTTCCAGGAAGGCACAGAGGCCACCGGAGCCGCCGGATAATTACGGAGACCTGAAAAAGGCGGTCGATCGCACTTATGCCGAAATGGGTATGGATGGTGCTGGTGATGAAATATGGCGAAATTACCAGGACAGCTAATCACACAGCCGGAGAAATCCGGCTTTTTTTGCACCAGTTGAAACGGTATGGCGCATTACCGGGTTTTCGTCACGGTCAGGCATAGTTACTATCTGAAACAAACAGACACAACAGAGGAAAAAAACAATGCCGATGAAATTTGATGAGATATTAAAACAGCGTGATAAATACCATGCTGACAACATGGAGACGATGAGCATCAATGATTACCGCGCATTCCTGGAGACGGGCGCACTGATTGAAAAGGATCAGCATGGTTTTGTGAGATGTGCTCTATCCGGTGAAATGCTGGCGGTAAATCCTGAACAGATAGATGCATTGATAGAATTTCTGAAAGAGATCAGAGACTGAGCCAGCACACAGCACACATAGCCGGAGCAATCCGGCTTTTTTGCGCCCAAAAAAAGCCCGATAAGGTCAGAGGGTTCTTATCGGGCTTTTGCATATGAGGTTTTTGGATGCACTGGCGTTCGTGATCGGGATAATCATTTCATAATTTGCAACATAACTCAATATCATTGCATAAAATGCAATTCTGATTATAATCAGGACTGGATAAACATCCAGTTATGATTTTTTTAGTCGAAGAGGAATTTCTTACTATGGCTGAAGAGAAAAAAGGCGGTGTTTCGGTGTACATAAGCCCCGAAATCGTGGAGGTGCTCAAGCAGCGCCACAAAAAAAACTATGAAGCTGGCGTTGCGGCTGGACTGGATCCGCTGATGACGCCGGAGCCGTCGATAGGTTCACTTGTGCGATCTTATTTACTTGCGGCGCTTGGGATGCACAAAAATTATGGGGGCGAATAATGGCAGTCAAAGCAATAGCACTTAACACACACCAGCTTTTCGCGTACCTGAATCGCGAGGATATTGCGGAATTTAAATTTAGTCCGCTGTTTACCGCGCTGTTTTTCCCGAACGTGGCGACATTCAACACGCAGGACATCATGTTAGATAACCTGGATATTGAAGAAGTCACTATGTCGGCGTTTTGTTCGCCTATGGTTGGCAGCCAGGTTCAGCGCGATAAAGGGTACGAAACCAGCATTATCCGCCCTGGCTACATGAAGCCAAAACACGAAATCGATCCATTAAAAACAATAATGCGCATGGCTGGAGAAGATCCGGCACAGCTTAACGATCCTACCTACCGCCGTATGCGCCTGATTACTGGCAACATGCGCCGCCAGATAAACGCCATTAAGGCACGCGTTGAATGGCTGGCGGTGAATGCGGTAACGACCGGAAAAAACATCATTGAGGGCGAAGGCATAGAACGCTATGAAATCGACTGGAAGATACCGGAAAAAAACATCATAGAGCAGGCCGACGGTAAAAAATGGTCTGAGCAGGATAAAGACATACACGACCCAATATATGACATTGAACTATACGCAGATCAGGCAGGTTGCCCCGCCAACGTCATGATTATGGGCGTTGATGTATGGCGCATGTTACGCAGCTTTAAAAAATTCCGTGAACTGTACGATCTCTCCCGTGGTTCAGAATCCGCCGCAGAGCTGGCATGTAAAAACCTGGGCGAAGTGGTGAGCTTTAAAGGCTATCTTGGTGATCTGGCCCTTATCGTCTATTCCGGCAAATACACTGACAGCGACGGCACAGAAAAATATTTCCTTGAGCCTGATTTGCTTGTCCTGGGCAACACCAACAATAAAGGGCTGGTGGCCTATGGTGCGATTATGGATCAGGACGCAGTAAGAACGGGGGCAACGCAAAACATGTACTACCCGAAAAACTGGATTGAGGACGGAGATCCGGCGATTGAGTACGTGCAGACGCACAGCGCACCGCAGCCGGTTCCGGCAGATATTCGCAAATTTGTTACTGTCAAAATTGCTTAACGGGGGATTCTATGGACACTCCATACATTGAGTTATTTGCAGGCAGTCAGCAGGTCGCCACGACGCTGGTACATTTTGCCGCTGATGCTGGCGTTATTCAGGAATTTACCCCGCTGATGCTGGCGGACAATGGCGAGTTTAAGCCGTGGGATGGTCAGGAATCTGGCAAGGCTGTTTATCTGACTTCGTATCCTGTGGACACGTCAAAGCAGAAATCAGCACAGTGTTACAAGACGGGGATATTCAATATTGCCGCCGTTAACTGGCCTGAGAGCGTCGACACCGATGCGAAAAAATGCGCCGCCTTTGCGGGTTCCGGCGTATCCGTTCAGCCGCTGGCCCGATAAGCAGGGGGAACGATGGCAACGAATGAAAGCATCATGACGCTACCGCTGGCGAGTAAATTTAAAGCCGAAGCGCGGGCAATGGCTGACAGAGGTTTATCAACCTATGAGGCCGTATATCAACTAAACAAACTGGAAGAGCAGGACAAGCCGCGCGCTGATGCGATTATGGCGCTTCATGAGCATAAAGACTATCAGCCGCTGTTACGTGCAATGGCAAACGTGCCATGTATTAGCGTCGATAATGCTCGTGAAATCCTGAACATGACCATAGAGCAGGAGCGCCCAAAGGTTGCACCAGAGCTTACCGCAGCCTTTGAAAACTTTATGGACATGCACAGCCCGCAAGCCGTATCAGCTGGCATGGCATACGATGGCAGAAACCAGGGCGATGACGGCGACATCGATCGCATACTGAAAACCATCTGAGACAAGGCCGGAGAAATCCGGCTTTTTTTACGGGTCCTTTCCGGCATATGGACCCGTTACGGGGCGGCGACCTCGCGGTTTTTCGCTATTTATGAGCTTTTTCAGGGTGGTGGTGGTGGTTTTGTTGTTTGCTCTATCTTTATGAATAAAAAGGGAAATATAAAACCAATACACCAACCTGAAACCTTAACTAAGTGGGGATATTGATGAAATCGCACCTGATGAACAAAAAAACTATGGCGCAAAGCTGCCGTGTAAGTGCGACAGCGTTCGACAAGTGGGGAGTGACTCCCGTTGAACGTAAAGGCCGCGAGGCTTTTTACGATGTTGCCAGCGTGATAGACAATCGGGTAAGCAATGCAATTGACCAGGTTACAAACGACAAAGGCGATATCGACGATGATGAACTTTTACGCGTAAGAATCCGATTACTGACGGCCCAGGCGGAGGCGCAGGAGCTTAAAAACGAGCGCGAACGCGGCGACGTGATTGATACAGGTTTTTGCCTGTACGCGCTTTCAAAGCTGGCGAACCAGATTTCTTCAATCATGGACAGCCTCCCGCTTACTATGCAAAGGGGATTCCCACAGATGACCCCCGCCATGCTGGATGGACTTAAAAAGGAAGTGGCTAAAGCCTGTAATGCCAGTGCCACAGTTGCCGACAACCTCCCGAAGATACTGGCTGATTACCTGATGGAAACTACCGGAGACGTACCGGAAAAGTTGCTACAGAAGAAAGGCGAGTAACCGCAGCGCAATTATTGAACAAAACTGAGAAACGACATGAAAGCGTCATAAATCGCCATTTCAGATGATTACCGTGTCGTTTCTTTTTATTGTGTATCTATTTAAAAACAAATAGTTATGTTCGAGAAGTGCCGACATGCTTTTTCCAGAAAAATTTTCATAAACAGATAAAAACCGCGAGGTCGCCGCCCCGTAACGGGTCCATAATTCCAGGAAGGACCCGACGACACCAGACAATCAGAACGATGGGTGCACAATGACAGAAGCCGAAATACTGGGATTAATCCGCCGTGCTGGTGGAATCAGCCAGCAGACTGACGAACAGGCCACGCAGCCGGACAGCGTGACAGCCGAAAATTATGCGCGTGTTGTTGCTGAGGTGATGCGCCGTGATGGTATCCAGCTTAATGATGTGGATATGCGCAACATACGGATCCGCGTTCTTGAAATGCTGGCATACCGTCGCCGCGTGCAGACGTACAGGGAAAAAGCAAAAATAACGTACCAGTGGAAGAAGCCGGAGCGGTTACGGCGGTAA